GCGCAATTGCTGATTCAACTAGACTTGGCAACCCAAACATACGTAAGGGCAGTTTGCGAGAACGTGCAGCACAGGCAAATGCCGCTGCGGCCGCAGCCGCAGCTGAAAAGGTAAAGAATGCATCAGCAAAGTAATAAATGAATATGAGATATACGCACATTAGAAAGTTTACACAATGAAAGCAAGTTATCAAGGCGGCAGCGGCACGGGTGGAAAATCATCTTCTACTAACAAAACCCACGGTGTATTCATTGGAAAAATTAAATCTAATATTGATCCCGAAGGACTAGGACGCTTACAAGTATGGATAGCACAACTTAGCGCAGGTGACGAAACTAATCCAGCTTCCTGGTTTACTGTACGATATTGCCCGCCATTTGCAGGAGCGTCAGACACTACAGTTGAATCGCAAGCAACTGATGCAACCAAGTTTAAACAGACTAATCAAAGCTACGGTATGTGGATGGTCCCGCCTGACTTAAACGTCAATGTTGTTTGCAGTTTCCTCAATGGTGAATTGCAGCAGGGCATTTGGTGGGCATGCTTACCACACGATGGACACACTCATGCTATTCCAGCAGTTGCATCAGGTGCAACACACGATGGCACACCTGCCCCTGTAGCAGAACGTAATAGATTTAATACAAGTGATCCGCAACAGCAACGGCGGCCAGAACACCCACAGAGTGATATTATTAAAGCACAGGGTTTAAGCAATGATCTACGCCGCGGCCACATCAATGCTGGCCCTTTTAGAAACGTAGGGAAGCATCCGGGTAAGGGATACGGTATTTTAACACCTGGTCAGCATCAGTTTGTGATGGACGATGGCGAAAAAGGCCACAGCGGTCAAATTCGCCTGCGTACCAATTCTGGTAATACGTTTATCATGGACAACGATGCAGGTTTCATTTATATGATCAATGCGACTGGTAATGCATGGTTTCAGTTAGATGCAGAAGGTAATGTTGATTTGTTTGCAGCAGGCGACTTTAGTGTCAATGCTGAAGGTAGTATCAATTTACGTGCTGGCAATAACATCAACATGGAAGCAGTCAACAATATAAATGCTAGGGCAGGAGCAAGCCTTGTAGCAGAAGCATGCGAAGTAGTAAACATCACTGGCACAACTGGAATGAAACTTAGTACAAACCAGAATATGAATATCCTAGCAGACAGTCAATTTAAAATAACTGGCCAGCGAGTTGATATAAATGGACCAGCAGCCGATCGTGCAGCATTACCAGCTGAAAATAGTCTTGTGACTAACAGCACAGTTGGCAAAAGTATTGCAGGTAGAGTGCCAGAAGCAGAACCATACGGCGGTCATACGACACGAATAGGCGGCGAACAGCCTACTATGCCAAGTGGGACTCCTGACGTTTCGGATCCTGTAATTACACCTACGCCAGAGAGCTACGCAGACACCCCGCCACCAGAAAAAACTGATGCGATTATGTGTGTACCCGATGTCACACAAAACAGATTGAGCGACGAAGCATTTAGCATGATGAAAAGTCGCGAAGCATACCGCGGAATGATGTATAGTGACTTCCAGGGTTATAGCATCGGCTACGGCACACGGGTTGATATCTGGGGGCCAAGTAATCCAGCAAGCAAAATTGATGACAATTTGAAACAGGCATTGCTTGCTGGGCCAAGCGAAGCTGAAGCACGTCTTGCAAGTCGGCAAATTGTTGATCGTCACATTGCCCCGGGCGTGCTTAAAACACTAACTGGAGCAATGGCTGGCAAAAACGTTTGTATCACCCAATCACAAATTGATGCGCTAATTATGGCTGCATATGGTAATCCAGCGCAAGCAAATAACATGGCAAAGCAACTGGTTGCAAGTGGATTAAGTGCACCAGATGGTAAGCCGACTAATGCTGATATTGCAAGTATTTGGGCAAATAGTAGCTATTCAAATAGTGCAAATCAGCGTAGTAGCGAAGCAAAGTATGCAATGACCGGCTCTGCAAATGCTGATACAAAGAGTTCATCAGCAGCACAACTAATGACAAGCGGAGTTAAATCTGATGAAGTTGCAATTAAAAACAGTAAAGCACGTAATCCTCGAGATCAATGGGTGACTGCATTGGGCAACGGCCCCAAGACTGGTAATAAGTCTGATGCAATGTACGGCAAACCGACCGCACAACAATTTGGGCAATGGGAAAGAAGTTGTTATTTAAATACCGGAAATGTCCCGTACGGAGCTAATTTAACAGCAGCGCAATTACGCGACAAGTACGGCGCACCGCATACTAGTGGTAATATTCCGCCAAGTACACCAACTGCACCTGCCTGATAACACCCAGTATATTGGCCGGTGCTAAATAGGTGTATGGCACGATACACATCAAAATTCATCGGTTATAGCTCAATTGGAACTAGCTTTCTTAGTCCAACTCGCCATGGCTTAGACTTGGCAAGACAAGACTTGCTAAATCATTTCAACACTCGCAAAGGCGAACGAATAATGCTTCCAAATTTTGGCAGCATTGTCTGGGATATGTTATTTGAGCCGCTTGATGAGATGACTAAAAATCTAATAGATGCTGATGTCCGTACAGTTGTAAAAAATGATCCACGCTGGTCTCTACAGAGTGTAGCGATCACCGAAAGCCCAAACGCATTAAACATTGAACTGGTGGTAATATACGTACCATCAAATACCACAGTGACATTACCAATGGTATACGATAAAGGAACTAACACATTATGAGCCAGACACGACGCCTAGGACAATTATTTGCCGCTGAGAGCTGGCTTAACAACTATCGTTATCTAGTAAACGCAGACTTTAAAGCATACGACTTTGAAAGTCTGCGTACAACATTACTTGATCACATTCAGACAAATTATCCTGAAGATTTTAATGACTTTATCAACTCAAGTGAGTACGTTGCACTAATTGACTTAATGGCGTTCATTGGACAAAACTTAGCGTTCCGTGCTGATTTAAATCTACGTGAAACATTCCTTGAAACTGCTGAATCTCGTGGCAACATTTTAAGTATTGCACGTCAGCTAGGATACAAACCTTTTCGTAATGGTGCAGCAAGTGGCTTCTTGCGTATAAGCTCTATTAAGAGTACGCAGAATATGTACGATAGCACTGGTACAAACTTAGCTGGTAGAATTGTAGTCTGGGGCGATGCAATGAATCCAGACTTTAATGAGCAGTTTACATTGATTTTAAATCAGGTATTGAACAAGGCTAATCCAGTTGGCCGCCCAATTAGTTCTATTAGTTCCAGTGGCGTGCTACGTCAATTGTATCAACTTGACCAGCCCGATACTCGCACGATGGTGCAATCATTTACTATATCGGCTAGAAACAACAACACTTATCCATGTGAACTTATACCAGCGGCCATTGATGCTACAACAGAGCTAGCAGTTGAAGCCAATCCAAATCCGTATAATTTTTTAACAACATTGTTTAACAACGATGGTACTGGATACTCAAATTTATCAAACGGTTGGTTCTTTATGTTTACACAAGGAACATTGACATTTGAAGATTATGTATTGACTACACAAATTGAAAATCGCGTGTTAGATTTACAAGGCGACAACATCAATGAAACTGACCTTTGGGTGCAAAGTATAGACGCTACAGGTAACGTTTTGTACGACTGGACACAAGTTCCAAACACAATTGGAAAAAATATTGTGTTCAATGGTGTCAACAAAAATGAACGTAAAGTTTACGAAGTAGTGACACGAGAAAACGATGCTGTATCAATTAAATTTGGCGATGGTGTATTTGCTGATATCCCTACTGGAAATATTCGTGTATGGTATCGCGAAAGTGCAAATGAGTCACTAACAATTACACGCCAGGACGTTACTGGCTTAGAGCTATCTATTCGTTATGTTGATGCAACACAAACAGAACAGGATTTAATTGTTACACTTGATTTAGTAGAGACTGCTGCAAGTAGTGCTGGCGAAACAGTGGCACAGATTAAAAATCGTGCAAGTAGAACAGCAGCTAGCCAAGATCGTATGATTACTGCTAGCGATTATAACATTTACCCAGAAGGCAAAGTAAGCGGTATTGATAAGATTAAATCTATCAATCGTACACATGCTGGCCAAAGTGTTTATGCTGACTTAACTGATCCAACTGGAACATATCGTCCAGTTATTACATTAGCAGATGATGGCTTTATCTACGAAACTGAAATAACAGTTGAAGATAACTCATTACGTACAGCAGGCAATGAAGAAGTATTCACTTGGGTCGAAAATGCACTTCTTAATCCAATGTTACATCAGTTGTACTATAAAAAATATAGCCCTATTAGCGCAGATGCTACTATCAATTGGGTTACTGTAGCGTCGAGTAATGCTACAACTAATGGCTACTTCTCAGCATTAAACGATGGCGTACCATTGCGTATTGGCCGCGGAACTCCTGATTTAAAATTTAGAACTATTAAAAAGAATACACTAGTGAAGTCAGTTGACGGCACTTGGAGTCAGTTGCTTGACGTTTACCGAGAAGGACTTGGTATCAGTGATAATATTGGTACCAATACTGGCTTACGTGCAAATGGACAAGGCGCAGTATTTTTAAATTCAATTTCAAGTAATACACAGATTGTATCCTGGTTCCCTGCATTGCGCAATATATTTGCACCAACTGAGAAGACTGAGATTCTAACAGAGCTTGCTGCTAAACGAAGCTTTGCACTACGATATGATCAGACATATGATCGTTGGAGAGTGATCCGTGCTGATAATATTGATACAAATAGTTATTTTAGTAATGCAAACGCAGGAAACACTACTAATTCACAAGTTGATGCATCCTGGCTTGTACGTTTAGAGTTTAGTTCAACAACTGACAACTGGACATCTACTATACGTAATGATCAAACGGTGTTTGGCAGCGTCAATCAGTTGTCTTTTCAAAATCAACGTTTTGGAAAAGCATTAGATCAAAGTACTCGACGAGTTATTAAAGACAATATTAAGTTGTTAGCACAAAATACTGGATTAGCATCTGAGATCACTCTTGATGTTGCAGAATACTTTAGATTAGATGATGGTCGCTATGATACAAAGCGAGTACTATTACTACTACCAGGCATTGGCGAATCATTGGTGCCAACTGATCCTACATTGATTTCAAAGGTAATTGCTTATAACACAATATATCTTAGAGAAGTACAGTTTGTTGATGCAGTTGGTCAATACACAATGACACCGTCAACCTTGACTACTGACACTGGACCGATTGCTGGCCGTGCAGCATTGAAGATACAGCATAATCATGTACCATTGAGAGACAATCGAGTTGATGCAACAACAACAAATATCATTGACATGTTTGTGTTGACAAGTAATTATAATAGTAGCTATAGAAGCTGGGTATCCAGTGGAACAGATGCAGCATCTACGCCATTGACATTGACATCGTATGGTCTTGAGAAGCTAATGAGTGCAGTACTCCCGTATAAGAGTATCAGTGATAGCATTATCTTCCATCCAGTTAAATATAAAGTAATCTTTGGTAAGAATGCAGACTTACGAAATCAAGTAACGATTAGAATTACAAAAAGTGACACTACAAATATTAGCGATGCTGAGATTCGTAGTAGAGTCATTGGTGCAATCAACTCATACTTTGCAGTTGACAACTGGGACTTTGGCGAAACGTTCTTCTTTACTGATATGGCATCATGGGTACATACAACATTGAACGGTGTTATAAGTAGCATTTCGTTAGTACCAAAACAAACAAAATTGACAGTCAATGATATGTTTAGAATTGCTTGCGACGACGACGAAATCTTTATAAGTAGCGCAACAGTAAGCGATGTAGAGGTTGTAACTTCTGCAATGTCAGTGACAAACAAATAATCAAGGCAATTAAATGGAAAAAAATCCAAAAAAACTATCACCAACTAAGGATAGTATTAAGACATACCCTGGACAACAGTTGAACACTGGGGTATTGCCTGCAACTGCTGATTTATTGCCAACTATATTTAGAACTGAGACTAACAAAAAAGTAATAAGTGCAATTGTTGAAGATTTATTTCAACCAGCGTCGACCGAGACTTTGAATTTTTCAATCGGTCGAAGCACGAGTGGTGCAAGTGATCCACTTCCGCATCCGTTGGCACGCCGCCAACTTGAAACTGGATTACTTGTCTTTACTGGAAATGGTCCTGAAACATTATCTGCTGATGATGCAGCGTCAGCCTGGAATTTAAATGACCGCGTAACTGAATCCCCTGTTGCATTAAGCATAGTAGATTTGCCAATTGATCCAGACAAATATTTAAATTGGTTTGACTATTACTGGATTGAACAAAGTATGCCAATTGTCTTTTTGACAGGTGGTAGTACTGTAGGATTTGATATTGTAGCAGACATAGTAGGTAAACCAACATATACTACACCAGTGCAACGCAATAGTAGGTCGCTAGAACTAAAAAACGGAATGCGTATAGTATTCCAACCGCATCCCGCACAGCAACACATCACTGGCGATCTAAATATTGAATTTACTACATCTGGGTTATTTGAAGATGTATTGCAATGCGAGCTTATAAACTACGATCATCGTATAATTGGCGTTGGGGTCAATGGGACAACTCAAATCCGCGGGACTGATTACGATATTGCAGGAAACACAATTATTTGGAAAACTGCTCCTGCTGCTGGCCTTGCAGTACACGTACACTTACCTGATTACTATTTGACATTGGATAGCAATATTGCATTGCGCCGCTGGTTAGTAACTGGAGTTGGGACAGAAGATGGTATTAAACTACTAGGCCGCACACACCAAAGTACTAACACTGCATATAGTAAAGTGACCGATGCATTGTGGGATCAAACGGCAGTGCCATGGGATCGAATTGAATGGGACGGGCAGATCCCGGGTATCAATGCAAAGCATTACATCCTACAACAAACTGGCGCAGATAATAGAAATGCAAATAGTCGCGTTAACGTATGGGCGCACAAATCTACAATCCAGACAACTGCCGATTTCCTGGCAATTGAATTCAATGATATTGCTGCCAATGGTAGTCAGGCATTGCGTCCCATTGTAGAATTTGAAAATACACTAGAGCAATTTAATCAAGGCACACGATACCGAGCCTGGGTAGCATCAGTTGAATCAGTCCAGGTTTCACCTAGTACCTATGTAAACACTAGCATCCGTAGTATAAACATTGCACTTGGCATTGCAACTACTGCTACACCTGCAATACAGTTAATACAGTCACCGCGGGTATTGTGGTTGTCCCCGGGCCCTTATAAAAACAAGATTATTACATTTAGAAGCAATGCTACTACAATTTATGACTTCTTAGTTGAGACTCCTAATGATGGCGATACTATTGTAGTGTCAACTATGACATATGTTGACCCAATGGCAGAATACCATTGGGTAACTGGTCAGGCAGTAAAGTCTACTTATAGACTTAGTGCAACCCAGCAGCCAGTGTTTGAGCTGTATAGTAAAGAAGGCATTCGATTAAGTAATTTTGAAGCTGAGGTTGGATACAAGCCAACAGTCCTGAACAGCACTATTATTAAATTGCAAGCTGGTACCACACCAGATCTAGAATCTGGCTATAATCTAAATTTCCTACCTAGTCAATTTACGCAGCTATCTAGTGACAATAGTGCTAAAAACAGTATGTACAATATTTTGTACAATCATACTCAGCAAACTGAATCGCGCTACATTGATAGCAATAGCAATAGCTTAACAGTAAGCGGCCCATATTCATTCCGTCGTATTGGTGGATACGATCTTAATAGCGAACTGAGCAATGGCTATCGCCGTGCCTGGTTCAAATTAAAAAGCTGGGCAATACGTTCACAATCAATTGATGGTCCTACAGTTATACAGCTTGACCGCACAATGTGGCCAGTATATAACCTG